ATATGTTTTGATTCGTCTCGCATATGTGGATCATAGTTTCTAAAATCAAATTCTAATTCACCACCTTTGTATTCTGAACCATCTGTTAACTGACAAGTCATAGATAGTTTTCTAATTTTACCATTGTCGGGTCCTTCTTTTTCATAAGGTTTATCCCAACTATCACAATGCCAATCATAGTATTGGTTTAGTTTATATTTTGTAAACTGACAAGATTCAGATCTTTCCCACTCAAAATTCCAACCTGCGTTTTTATTTGCTTCGTGAACGTATGGATGTAATTCTTTATATATCCAAGTATCATTTAACCAAACTAAATCAGAGTTTCTTTTTCTTTTTAAATCTAATACTTCTTCTTTTTTTAATTTTCTATCACCATAGCCACCTGTTCTAGCCATGACTTCTTTTTGTGATTTAGCATATTCTATAACATCATCACAAAATTTAGGTGTCAATACACCACTAAAATACCAATAGTAATTAGATATATTCATAAGTTATTGTTTGTACAAAATTTAAGCTATCCTTTTGATTATTGGTTAAATAATACATATTAGTAGATGGAAACATAATAAACATATTGTTTTTAAGTGGTATATCCCAAGATCTACCTTTACGTCTATTGTCTTCATAGTGTATTCTGACCATACAATCTTTTACTTTTACACCATAGAGTAATGTATAATCAGGTGAGTTGCGTAGATCTACTGGATCTATATTTAATAATGGTATTGTTGTTTCTTGAGGCTTATACATATTGCCCCACGTTTCTTTGTTAACTAAAGTAAATCCATAGTCTAAATTTATATGATCTCTCATATAAGTGTTCAACATATCGAATGTTCTTGAAAATGGAAAAGGTGAATCTGTAACGTTAGATTTTAAAATGTCGTTTTGTAATTTATCTCGGTCAATGTCCCAATCTTTAGGCATTGCCACATCACCATAATATAGAGCTTGCTCTGTTAATACTTTCTTCTGCATACCACCACCATTTTTAATTTATGCTTTGCTATCTGTCAAGTCCCAAGTCTGTCCAGCTTCATTCCAAACGTAGTACCATCCGTGAGTATCAGCTGTATTTTGTGATTCTTGTTCTGCAGTCAATGCAGGAGCATCACCAATTGGTGATTTCCAACTTGCAGTTGTAGTATCTTTTACCCAAGATGCGTGAGGTTTTTTAGGCCAAAAGATATTATTATCTTCGTCCCATTCATAACCTATACCTGCATAATTGCCTCTAAAAGGTGTTCCACCATTTCTATGTTTATTACCTATTGTATTGTATGAAGTTTGAATCCACATTTGTGCAGGCCAATTGTTATGTGTTTCTAAATATTGTTGACCTACTGATTCATCTTCAACGTTATCAGCGTTAAGCATATCTTTGTTATCCAGTGTTAATACTTGAATAACTTTTCCATTAGCTCCTAGTTTTGCAAAATGTGCCATAATGTTTCTCCTTATATATTAATTTTAATTGCCATTCAACTACTGAAATTTATATCTTACTACCACTATACCAGAGCCACCCGAACCACTTTGACCACTTCCTCCACCATTAGATTGTCCACCGCCTCCACCACCACCAGTGTTTGCGGAACCATCTCCTTCACCAGGAGCACCGCCACCTACACCACCTGAGCCAGAACCATATCCAGGAGAAGCGCCTGTTCCACCACCACCTGAATAATATCTAAATGAACCACAAGATTGACCATTTGAACCAAAAGCTGTTGGTAAACCAGCACCTGCACCACCGTCACCATTAGGACCTTGAGATGGTTTAGGGGTTCCTGCAGCTATAGCTCCACCGCCACCACCAGATCCATTGTCTGGACTTTGACCTCCTCCTGTTCCACCAGGATTACCTTGAGAAGGACTTACAGGAGGTGTATTACCAGCACCTGCTGGTATAGTTGAAGTAGATCCTCCACCACCTCCTCCGCCTGATCCTCCATCTCTACCTGGATTTGGAGCTGAACCATGTCCACCACCTCCTCCACCAGTAGATGTTATACTTGAAAAAATTGAACTTGAACCATCATTTCCTTGAGTTATTGAAGGTCCTACTGCTGCTCCACCAGCACCCACAGTTATTGGATATCCTTGAACACTCACAGGTAAACCTGTTGGTGATCTTAAAGGATGACCTGGCGCACAAGAAGGTGAAGTATAAGTTTCAGCTGAATATCTAAAACCACCAGCACCACCTCCTCCGTTTCCATTACCTGGTTGTCTATGTCCTCCACTTGCACCACCGGCAACTACTAAGTAATCTACAACATTTGACCCTGATGGATTACCTGCACTTGATACGCAAAAAGTTCCTGGTCCTGTAAATGTATGAATTTTAAAATTTCCACAAGTAGTAACTGTGTTACCACCTGTTGCTGCCACAAACGATGCTGTCTGAGCTTCTGATTGTAAACCATCATCTGTTACTAACCAACCTTGCGTTGAATCTATAAATACTAATGTTACTGCAATACCTGCAGTGTTTAAAGTTGCATTAACTGTTGAACCACCAATTTTGTCTGAACCGTTTTGAACTAATGTTACCGCATTATTATTAAATGTTCCTGCATAATCTTTAAATGCAACTACTGCTCCTGCTGTTCCTGCAGGAAGATTAACTGATATTGTACCGGCAGTTGTATTTAAAAAATATCCTTCACCAGCGACTGCTGTAAAACCTGAATCTGAATTTGTTTTAACTGTTGTTGTCCAAGACGCCGAACCTGTTGCACCAAAGTTTGTTGCTGTGCCTTGGTTGTTAATTGTTGCACCACTAGGAATTGTAAACGTATCGCCACTATCACCTAGTGTTACTGTTGTGCCTGATCTTGGGCTAATTTTATTTACTTTTAATTCACTCATAACTTACCTATTGAATTTTATACCTTATTATTACTATTCCACTTCCACCATTTCCACCAACTTGATTAGGTTGAGAATCTGCACCTCCACCGCCACCGCCACCGCCAGTGTTAGCAGTTCCAGCTCCTGCTACCGATCCACATTGTTCCGTACCACTACCTCCCCCACCTGTTCCCCCTGCAAGAAATGCAGCGCATATACCTGGGCCATTATTAGTTGCACCACCACCGCCTCCAGCATAAGCCACTGGTGAACCTGTAATACAACTTGTAACACCTGCTCCACCTATACCATAAGAACTTGAACCTGGTGGTGTTGGACCTCCTGTTCCATTTTGACCAACGGCGCTTGCACCACCACCGCCTCCTGCTTTTGCTGATCCTGGAGTATGATTACCTGATCCACCATCTTTACCTTGAGCTGGACTTACTGAAGGAGTATTTCCACTTCCCCCTGGTCTAGTTGTAGATGTTTCAGATCCACCTCCACCTCCACTTCCACCATCAATACCACCTGTTGTTCCACCACCTCCTCCACCACCAGCAGATGTAATTGTACTAAAAATTGAAGCAGAACCAGAAGCACCATTTGAACCTGCTGGTGTTAAAGCTGTTCCCCCACCACCAACTTGTATTGGAAAAGCTGTTGCTGTAACTGTAATTGCTGTTCCACCAGGATTACCATTTAATGGACTAGCTGTGTAAGGTGTGACTGGAGATTTATATTCTCTAAAACCACCAGCTCCACCGCCACCACCTAATCGTGTTGAACTCGTTGGGTTTCCCGTTCCACCTGATGCACCACCAGCTACTACTGCGTATGAAACTACATTATCTGCTGCACAAGTTGCAGCTTTAGAAACAGTAAAAGTACCTGGACCAGTAAATGTATGAATTCTACAGTTTCCTGAACAAGAAATTGTACCACCTGTTGCTACTATAAAAGGACTACCTTTAACGTTTTCAGAAGAAGCATTTACTGTTACCCAACCTTCAGTGCTATCTACAAAAACTAGTGTGACTGATTCCCCAGCTGAGTCTAATACAGCATCTAAAGTTTCTCCAGAAATTTTATCAGATCCATTTGCAGATATAGTTAAAGTATTTGTGTTAAAATTATCTCCATAATCTGCGAAAGAAACTATTGCTCCAGCAGAACCTGCTGGTAAATTTGCAGTTATGGCTCCGCCTGAAGTATTAACAAAATATCCTTCACCATTCGATGCTGTAAATGTTGATGTTTTAATATCACCAGTTTGCCAGTCTACAGTTCCTGTTCTACCGAAACCTGTTTGCGATGCACCTGATGCTAAAGCAATCGTATCACCACTAGCGCCAATAGTAATAGTATTACTATTCTCGTTAATAATGTTTTGACCACATTGGTTTTGTATGTTGTTTACTTTAATTGTACTTGTCATAATTATGATTTTCTATACCTTAATATTACTACACCTGAACCACCAGCGGAACTAGCTAATGGTCCATCTCCACCGCCACCTCCACCACCAGTATTAGCTGTACCTGCTGTTGGATTAGTTGCGGGATTAGCACCTGCTCCTCCACCACCAACTGGGGGTGCGGGAGCTACTGTTGGTCCACCTGTTCCTCCTCCACCACCACCTGCGTATCCAACTGCACTACCTGTTATTGAACTTTGAATTCCTAGTCCTGCTGCTCCTCCTGAAGTACACGCAGTTCCTCTACCTCCGGCACCACCTATACCACCACCGCCACCAGCAGAACCACAAGCGTGTTGGCCTCCTGGATTTCCTTGAGGTGGGGTAACAGGAGGTGTATTTCCTGCTGCTCCTGGTTCATTTGAACCTCCACCTGCTTTATAAGCTTGTCCTCCACCAGAACCACCTGTTTTAGCGTCTGATGGGCCATCGGGTGCACTCATATTTCTTGTGCTTCCTCCTCCACCACCAGCCCCTACAATTGTATCAAAAGATGAATTATTACCACTAGCTGCTGCACAACAACTTGGAGCAGGTACTCCTGCACCTCCACCACCTACTGCAACAGGGTAACCTTGTACTGAAACTGTTCGGGCTGATACACAACCTGACACAGGACTTGGACCTGCACTATAACAACCAGTGTCTGTTCCACCAGAGCCTCTAAAACCTCCAGCTCCACCGCCACCACCACCTTCACCAGATGCTGGGTTTCCTGAACCACCTCCACCGCCACCACCAACAATTACATAATCTACTTTATTATTTGAAGCGGTGCACGATATGGATGCTACACAAAATGTTCCAGGTCCTGTAAATGTGTGTATTCTAAAATTACCACAATCAGCAGTCGAACCACCTGTTGCAGATATAAAATTTTGTCCAATAATTTGATTTTGAGAATCATTTACTGTTTTCCAACCTTCAGTGCTATCCACAAAAACTAAAGTAACAGCTTGACCATCAACAGTTAATTTTGCATTTAAAGTGCTTCCACTAATTTTGTCCGATCCATTTTGAACAATGGTTACATTATTTGTGTTAAAATTATCTTTATAATCATTAAAAGCAACAATAGCTCCTGCTGTTCCAGCAGGTAAATTTACAGTCACACCTCCACTAGATGTATCTATAAAATAACCTTCTCCATTTGCTGCTGTAAAAGTCGTTGTTTTAATGCTTCCTGTCTGCCAATCCACAGTCCCTGTTCTACCAAAACCTGTTTGAGTAGCACCACAAGCTAAAGTTACAGCCGTGCCTGATCCACCTAATGTTAAAGTTGAACCACTTTGTTTATCTATTGCATCTACTTCTATCTTTGACATTATACTATTACTAAAGTCCCTGTTACTGTTATAGTTGCAGGAATTGTAATAGGTCCTGCAAGAACTGCACTGTCTATTGTTTGAGTTCCGTCAATCGTTGACGCTTGATTTTTTATAAATTCATCTGGAGATGTTTGACCTCCAATGTATTGAACACCGTTTACTATTGCCGTCATATTTCCTCCTTACGTACTAATACTATCTATAAATGAAGTGACAATATCTAAACTAGAAGCAGTATTACTTTTAGCTTTTAATAAGTCATTATTTTCTAAAACAATTTTTGCTCCACCTTGAATTAATTCAATTGCAGAATTTGGTGGGACAACCACACCTTTTGCAATAAAATGATCATTACCACTATTGTCTATAAATACATCTACTTCAATAGTGGAAGTAGTAACATTGCAACATCTAATGCCAATAA